TTAGTTGCTCCTTGCTTTTCGTTGGTCCATGATGGAAAACAAAACGCCTACCGATCCGTCCACACCTAGCGTTTCACCCCCTGATAGAAGCATCTCCAGTACCTTTGGCCTATATTCTTCTTGTACGCCCAACTCTTTAACGCATGCCGACATGGTTTCCGACATTGCCATCACTACGCCGAGTTTTTGTTTCTCGACATCCGGGCTATTCAACATTTCCTTAACAGTATTGCTTATCATTGCCTTAGTCTTCTCCTTTTTTATTCAAACCTAGTTTCTCAAGCCATGCATTGGATACTTCATTTGACACAATGGCTGCACGCCGAATAAAAACAACAGAGCAAGCCAAAATCGCAACTAAGCTGGAAACAGGAAGGAGTTTTAGTATGAATAGCTCTGCTCCGGTTTTTGCGTTAAGTAACTCTGCTAGTTTTTCTATGTATTCAGGGAAGAATAGAAGCGGCGGTGCAAATATCCCCCCGGCCATGCATAGAGTGAGGAATGCCATCACAATGGTTGGAAAGAGAATAACTAGATTTTTAATTATTGTTTTAAGGATTTTAACCGGTAAACTGTCATTTTGTGCCTTATTGTCCATTTCAGTCTCCTTAACATTTTTGTTTTTCAGTGGTCTCTTATAGTTTTTAGTGTAGAAGTGTAGAATTTAATTACTTTTTAGCTTTACTTTACGTTTACTACACTACTTCTACACCTTTTTGTTATTTTTACTGTTTTAGCTTTAAACGCTCTACGCTATCTCTACACCAACTCTACACTTCTCTCTACACTTTTCTACACCTTTTTTTAAAAAAGTGTAGAGTACGTAAGTTACGTTTGGAAAAAACATCATTCTACACCTCTACACCTTTTACAACATAAGAGGGCCCGGCGCGGAAAAAGCGTTATTTTCATCATTATTTTCTCTTTCATTTAATAATACTTTCCTAAGCTTGAGTACTCTTTTTTGCCCATTGGCTATACAGACATTATGAGTAGCTATTTTTTGACTGGGGCAGTCTATATACCCCATTCTTCTCAAATCTTTTATAACCGCATTGTATTTGATAGTGTAGGGTTCATCAGTGCGACGGCAATGATCTTTAACCGCTTTATATGCAGTTTGGCCAAGTATAAGGACATGTCCGTTTTGCTGATCATTCCACCCAACCAGTGTTTGTGCCGGGCCCACTTGCCTTATACAGTCATCATTCCTATCGCCAAGTATCGCGGATCCTGATTCTTTTAGTGAATTAAGTATCTCAATAAAACGTTTTGCCGGCCGCTCTTCTTCAACTCTAGATCCTTGGTCTGTTGCTTGTGAAATAAATGCACTCATCCCTTCTTCCCAAACCTCGTTAGACTCCTCAAGGGTGAGGGCTCCGCATTCCACTGCAAAATCAAGCCCATACTTAAGCCCTAAGCAAAGTAGAGCAATAACCTCAGGCAACCGTGCATGAAGGCCTTTATTCATAACTTGACCCCTTAACGCCAAAAAATCATCCGGGATGGATTTCTTAATAGAATCCCATTTACCTGAAAGCCAAGTTAAGTAGTGGGCCATTGCCTGGCGATAATACGGGGTGTTTTGCTGCGCGGTAGTTAAGTTATTGATATCTATATCCTCACGTTCCAGCTCTACCGTGTAGAGCCTGGCAGTGTGGCTGTGGCCGGAAGGCAGTTGCTCCCCTGATGTAATGAGCATACCGCGGGGAATATAGCTCGGGCGGGCAGATGTATCAGATCTTAAGCGCCCTTTGCCCTGGCGGTTGCCCTGGGCCCTGACAATACGCTCCGCTCTTGTTTCCAGCTGGCGGGCTTTTCCCGCGTCCTGCCCCGGTGCCCAGTCATCAATAAGAAGAGGGGCATCCTTGCATAAGAACATCAGCTTTTCTAAAGCATTATCGGTATCAACCCAAGAAGCAGGGATATGCCGGGAATCAAAGTCTCCGAAGTGGCAAAGGGCCAAACTGGTGAGGGTAGACTTAAAACTGCCGAGTCCGATTTCGCAACAGACGATGATGACGACTTTTTGTCTTAAGAAAGGACGGTAAACCAATGACAACGATTTTACTAAACATCCTTTTAGGATTGTACTCAGCTCTCTGTGTCACGTTCCTGATCTCAATGATTCAGAGCATTCGAGGCGATCGCAAGAGGGCAAAACGTGACGAAGAGCGCGAAGCTCGTGATAAAGAGTATCACGAAAAACGAATGCGGGACTTCAAGTAAAAACTGTGGACGGCGGTAGAGAAATTCTTTACCGCCTTTCCTTATAAAAGGATGGTCAACTATGAAATCACTCTCAATAGATATTGAAACCTATAGCAGCGCCAATCTAGCCAAATCAGGTGTATACCGCTATGTCGAATCACCAGATTTCGAGATACTGCTTTTCGGTTATAGCGTCGACGGCGGCGAGGTTCAGGTCGTTGACCTTACCAGCGGGGAGAAGCTGCCCAGCGATGTTATCACCGCACTCACGGATGAAACGGTGATCAAGTGGGCATTCAACGCAAACTTTGAACGGATCTGCCTGTCTCGCTTTCTTGGACTCCCCACCGGCAAATACATCAACCCTGCCTCATGGAAATGTTCAATGGTATGGGCAGCGACGATGGGGCTGCCTCTGTCGCTGGAAGGCGTCGGCTCGGTACTTAAGCTGGACAAGCAGAAACTCACCGAAGGTAAGGATCTCATCAAATACTTCAGCCAGCCTTGTGCTCCAACGAAATCCAATGGACAGCGCACCCGGAATCACCTCTATCACGCACCCGATAAATGGTCGGCATTTAAGAAATATAACATCCGTGATATTGAAACTGAAATGTCCATTCAAGAAAAGCTCACCAGGTTCCCGGTTCAGGATAGTATCTGGGACGAATACCACCTCGACCAGGAGATCAATGACCGAGGTGTGGCGCTGGATATGACACTGGTCCAAGAGGCTATCGCAATGGATGGTCGCTCCCGTTCAGAGCTCACAACCGCGATGAAGCATCTGACGGAGCTGGACAATCCGAACTCCGTACAGCAGATGAAGCAATGGCTTGCCGACAATGGCATGGAGACCGACACGCTTGGAAAAAAGATTGTCGCCGAGTTACTCAAAACAGCACCTCTGGATCTTGCAGACGTTCTATCGCTCAGGCAGCAGCTTGCCAAGTCATCGGTTCGTAAGTATCAGGCAATGGAGAATGCGGTCTGTACCGATGGTCGCGCCCGTGGGATGTTTCAATTTTTTGGTGCCAATCGGACCGGGCGCTGGGCAGGCAGGCTTATTCAAATGCAAAACCTCCCTCAGAACCATCTGGAGGACTTGGCCGAAGCGCGTGCCCTTGTGCGTTTCGGTGATTTTGATGCACTTGAAATGCTGTACGAGGATGTGCCGGACACGCTGTCGCAGCTTATCCGCACCGCCTTCGTCCCAAAGGCCGGAGCTAGGCTAATCGTATCAGACTTCAGCGCCATCGAAGCCCGTGTGATTGCGTGGATGGCTGGTGAAGAGTGGCGACAGGATGTGTTTGCCAAGGGCGGGGATATCTACTGCGCCTCCGCATCGCAGATGTTCAAGGTGCCGGTTGAAAAACATGGCATCAACGGTCACCTACGTCAAAAAGGCAAGATTGCTGAACTCGCCCTCGGTTATGGTGGTTCCGTCGGTGCGCTCAAAGCAATGGGCGCTCTTGATATGGGACTTGAAGAGGACGAACTCCCTCAGCTGGTTGACGCATGGCGGCAAGCCAATCCGTGCATCGTGAAATTCTGGTGGGATGTGGACAAGGCCGCTATGGAGGCTGTTCGCTATAAACGCACCAACTCGACGCATGGGATCACTTTCTCCTGCCAGAGTGGGATGCTTTTCATTACGCTTCCTTCCGGCAGGCGGCTTGCCTATGTGAAGCCGCGAATCGGTGAAAACAAGTTCGGCGGGCAGTGCATCACCTACGAAGGTGTTGGTGCTACGAAGAAGTGGGAGCGACTGGATTCCTACGGACCGAAGTTCGTGGAAAACATCGTACAAGCAACTGCCCGCGACATCCTTTGCAACGCCATGCAAACACTCCAGCACTGCTCCATCGTCATGCACGTCCACGACGAAATCGTCATCGAAGCTGATCCACGGATGTCTCTGAAAGCAGTCTGTGAGCAGATGGGCCGAACACCTTCTTGGGCTAAGGGACTGCTGCTCCGCGCCGATGGCTACGAGACAGATTTTTATAAAAAAGATTGAGCCTTTTTCGTTCAAACCCGTTTTTGACCTCCATTGGGTAATAGAGGTGGACAAAAAGCCCGCCCGGATTGGAGGTCAAAATGAGCATTGATAAATTTAACAGCGAGGGTTACTACGACCCAACCGCCTACGAAGCATTGTCTGCTGTCGAAAAAGAAGAACAGGCGCTTCGGGCATTCAGGCCAATTGTCTATATCTGCTCTCCCTTTTCTGGAGATGTAGAAGGAAACGTAAAGGCTGCACAGCGCTACAGCCGATTCGCCGTGGACAAGGGCTTCATTCCCATTGCACCACATTTGCTGTTTCCACAGTTTTTGAACGAAAACATTCCAGCCGAACGCCAGCTTGGGCTATTCTTCGGCAACGCCTTAATGAGCAAATGTACAGAGGTCTGGGTGTTCGGCAGCACCATCTCAGCTGGTATGTCGGCTGAAATCAAGAGAGCCAAGTGGAAGAACTACCGCTTACGCTACTTTAATGAAAACTGCGAGGAGGTTTAATCATGTACGCTATCACAGAAAAGGAAAGAAATATCGACGGCACCACTATCACGACTTTTAGCCGTGATATATACAGCGCAAATGTTCTCGAAGTCGAAGCTGGCACCAACGGTTATAAGGGTGGAGATTCCGGCCACGGCAGCCGTACTTACTTTCGCATCGAGAACGCCGGAGGCACTGACATTGAAGCGCATCTGATTGGTCCGTATGGCACAGATGGCATAGAGGTGTCTCTTGGTGGTGACTGCGAGCTTGAAACAATCATCACCGCACTTAAATTCATCACCAAGGTACTGGAGGATGGCGCATCGGAGGTGAACGACTGATGTTCACTCTTTATCACGCCGACTTCATCGGCAACCCCGGCAACTGCTCTTATCCACACATGGTCGAGGTCATTGATGCAAGTTCTTTGATCGCAGCTGTTGGCCATGACTATGTGTGCGCTGAGTACCGGAACAGCTATCGGAATGGTGAAAACTTCATCGGTAGCAATTGCCTACCGGTGGACTGCGACAATGATCACTCAGAGCAACCGGAAGATTGGGTGCTTCCCGCCGATGTCATGGAGGCGTTCCCCGGTGTCACCTTTGCCGTTCATTATAGCCGCTACAATATGCGCGAGAAAAACGGAAAGCCCGCTCGACCCAAATACCACGTATTATTTCCCATTGACCACCTTACAAACGCGGCTTGCTACAGCGATATGAAAAAGCTGGTCAACGCCATCTTTCCGTACTTCGATACCAAGGCGCTGGATGCTGCACGTTTCTTCTTCGGAACGACCTCTCCCGAAGTTGAAATCTACACCGGCAGCATGAACTTGAGCGAGTTTCTGGAGGGCGAAGAGTTCGATACTGATATGGCAGGTGGCCATCGTTCCACTCAAGTTATACCAGAAGGAAGTCGAAACGCCACCATGTCCCGCTTTGCCGGTCGGGTCATCAAAAAATACGGTGACAGCGACGCCGCTTTTCAGTGCTTCTTAGAGGAAGCCGCAAAATGCTCACCTCCGCTCGAGGAAGCTGAACTTATGACCATCTGGCATAGCGCCCAGCGCTTCTTTTCAAAGGTACAGCAGCAGGACGGCTATGTTTCTCCGGAGGTCTACAACGACCCGACGTCCTATATGCCGGGCGATTTCTCCGATGTAGGACAGGCAGAGGTGCTAGCGAAATACTTCTCTGGTGAACTACGGTATTCACCGGCTACGCACTTTATCCGTTACACCAGCCATTACTGGCAAGAAAGCGAACCGGGCGCACAGGCAGTCGCTCATGAGCTGACCCGCCGCCAATTGGAGGAAGCCACAAAGGATCTGCAGTCAGCGATGCGACTGCTGACGGAAAATGGTGCTCAAGATATCCTCGAAAATGCCTCAAAGGCAAAGGCTGAGTCGCTGATGAACGAAACACAGCTCGAAGCTTATCGGGCCTTCCTTTCAGCCAAGGCATATCAGTCCTTCGCCATTCGCAGACGAGACTCAAAGAATATTACCGCGACGCTGAAGGAATCCCGTCCAATGCTTGAAATCTCGCCGCGTGATTTAGATGCAGACTGCTTTCTTCTTTGTACGCCTGCTGCTACTTACGATCTACGCAAAGGGATGACAGGAGCCAGAGAGCATTCACCTGATGACTTCATTACGAAAATGACCTCCGTTTCGCCCAGTTCCAAGGGTGAACAGATCTGGCAGAACAGTTTGGGCCTCATCTTCTGCGGCAATCAGGAGCTAATCGACTATGTGCAAATGATCTGCGGGCTCGCTGCCATTGGCAAGGTCTATGTGGAAGCTTTGATCATTGCCTATGGTGGTGGACGCAACGGCAAATCCACCTTCTGGAACGCCATCTCCCGTGTGCTTGGCCTTTATAGCGGCAACATCTCTGCAGACACTCTGACGGTTGGATGCCGCCGAAACATCAAGCCGGAAATGGCCGAGGTTAAGGGCAAGCGCCTGCTAATCGCTGCCGAGATACAGGAAGGCGCTCGGCTCAATGACTCCACCGTCAAGCAACTCTGCTCAACCGATGATGTGTTCGCCGAAAAGAAGTACAAGGACCCGTTCAGCTTCACGCCCTGCCATACGCTGGTACTCTATACTAACCACCTGCCAAAGGTCAGCGCTTCTGATGACGGGATCTGGCGCAGATTGGTTGTTATACCCTTCGACGCCAAGATTGAAGGTAGCAGCGACATCAAGAACTATGGCGAGTACCTCTATCAGAACGCTGGCGAGAGCATTCTGGCATGGGTGATTGAGGGTGCCAAGAAGGTCATTGCGCTGGATTACAAAATTCCTGTGCCGGTGTGCGTGCAGCAAGCCATAACGGAGTACCGGTCGCAAAACGACTGGTTTGGCCATTTTCTTGAGGAGAAATGCGAGCTTGATGCAAGCTATCGAGAGAGCTCCAGTTCACTTTATCGGGCGTATCGGAATTACTGCGTTGACACAAATGAATATATCCGCAGCACGACAGACTTCTATTCTGCACTGGAGGCTGCTGGGTATGGCCGTATCAATGTCAAAAACAAGCGGTTCTTTGCAGGGCTGAGGCTTAAGATCGATGACGGAGATTTTGAGGATTTCTTGAATTAATTGGCTATGGGTTAACCTCGATTAAGGTCATATACAAAAAGTCTCTATAGGACTAAAAAAATAGCTCTAAGAAAAGTTTTATATATGACATGCATCGAGGTTAACCCATCCATAAAAATCCTGATGGAGAGAATGAAAATGAGAGAAAAAGCAATCGAACGAAAACTGGTTATGGCAGTCAAAGCTGCCGGAGGCATTGCACCAAAGTTCACGAGTCCTGGATTTGACGGGATGCCTGACCGCATCGTGCTTCTACCGGGTGGTCACATCGCTTTTGTTGAAGTTAAAGCTCCAGGCGAAAAGCCCAGACCACTTCAGCTGGCAAGGCACAAATTATTACGCGTGCTTGGCTTCAAGGTTTATGTCCTTGATGACGAGCAGCAGATTGGAGGGTTTCTTGATGAAATACGAACCACATAACTACCAGATATACGCCACCCGCTACATCGAGGAGCACCCCATCTCCGCTGTTTTACTCGATATGGGTCTTGGCAAAACGAGCATCACACTGACGGCGCTGAACGACCTATTGTTTGACAGCTTCGAGGCACACCGCATTCTGGTTATTGCACCACTACGAGTGGCACGGGATACATGGCCTGCTGAAGCAGATAAGTGGGATCATCTCCAGAACCTCATCTGCTCCGTTGCAGTCGGCACTGAAGCAGAGCGTCGTGCGGCCCTTATCAAACCCGCTGACATCTACATCATAAACAGAGAAAATGTCCAGTGGCTTATTGAAGAAAGTAAGCTGCCATTCAACTTCGATACACTTGTGGTTGACGAGCTATCCTCCTTCAAGAATTATCAGGCTAAACGCTTCCGGGCTCTGATGAAGGTGAGGCCCAAAGTCAAGCGTATCATCGGCCTCACGGGTACCCCTTCCGCAAATGGCCTCATGGACCTCTGGGCTGAGTTCAGGCTTCTGGATATGGGTGCCCGCCTCGGACGGTTTATCAGCCACTACCGACTGGATTACTTCCAGCCAGATAAACGTAACGGACAGGTCATCTTCAGCTACAAGCCTCTATCCGGAGCGGAACAACGCATCTATGACAAGATCTCCGACATCACCATTTCCATGAAGTCTACCGACCTTTTGAAAATGCCGGAGTTGGTCAGCAGCGAATACACCGTCCGCCTCTCTGATGAGGAGCGCCAGCGTTATGACGAGCTGAAGCAGGATCTCGTCTTGCAACTCCCTGACGGAGACATCACCGCTGCAAATGCTGCTGCGCTCACCGGAAAGTTATGCCAGCTGGCTAATGGTGCGATCTACACGGACGATGGCGACACCTTCACTATCCATGACAGAAAACTGGATGCACTTGAGAATATCATCGAAGCGGCCAGTGGCAAGCCGATTCTTGTGGCTTACTGGTTCAAGCATGACCTTGCCCGCATTACAGAGCGTCTACAAAAACTCCATATCCCGTTCTCCAAACTGGACAGCGCCGACAGTATCCGAAAGTGGAACGCTGGCGAATTACCCGTAGCACTGATCCACCCCGCCTCTGCCGGTCATGGTTTAAACCTGCAGAGTGGCGGTTCCTGTATTGTTTGGTTCGGGCTGACCTGGTCACTAGAATTATATCAGCAGACCAACGCCCGCCTGTGGCGACAGGGGCAAAACGCTGAAACGGTTGTGGTGCAGCACATTGTGGCCAAAGACACCATCGACGAGCGGATTCTGAAGGTGTTATCCAAGAAGGACAGCACTCAAGCCGCCTTGATAGCTGCTGTAAAGGCCGACCTGCAAGTCTGAGACAATCAATGACAATCCGTGCCAATCCGAGATAAATAAAAATCCGGAGGTACAGATTATGGACCCTTATCAAGAATTAGCAAACGCCATCGTGCTACAAGCGGTCAAGGACTACCGGCTGCACGACAATGAGCAGGAGCTTGCCAGCATCGAACGCTTCTTTCGTTCTGATTGGTTTAGTGTCCTGACGAATGTTGATCCGGAAATACTCATCACCAAACTGAGAAAGGAAAAGGTGCGTTATGAATACTAAGACCTACCTTTCTCAGGCGCGTTATCTGGACATGCGTATCAAGTCCAAACTCCAACAGGTTGATTCACTGAATGATCTGGCAACGACCTGCACGTCTGTCATGACTGGTATGCCAAGAAACCCCAGCGGTTCAACCTCCCGCATGGCTGATGCCATCTGCAAGATCGTTGATCTCCAGAATGATATTAATCATGACATCGACATGCTGGTTGATCTCAAGAAAGAAATCATGAGTGTCATCAAGGCTGTGGTGAATCCGGAGCACCAGACCTTACTGGAGAAGCGTTATCTCTGCTTCCTCTCTTGGGAGAAGATTGCGGTGGATATGGGCTATGACCTTCGCTACATTCATAAGCTCCACACCAGGGCACTGGATGACTGCAGAATTCCTGCTCCCAATGAAGTAGACACAAAAAGACACTGAAAGACACGTGCCACTCCTGATATCATTATAATCAGGAAGAAAGAATCTAAGAGAGCCTTGCGGGAGCAATCCCGCAGGGCTTTTCTTGTGCCCAAGGAGGTGAACCCATGCCATATAAACCAAAGCGTCCCTGCGCCTACCCCGGCTGCGGTCGGCTCGCTGAGCGTGAGCAATACTGCGCCGAGCATCAAAAGGTCGTGGACAAACAGTACAACCAGTACGAACGAGACCCTAAGTCCAACAAACGCTACGGCAGAAGCTGGAAGCGCATCCGTGACCGCTACATCAAGTTGCATCCCCTCTGTGAGGAGTGCGATAAGCAAGGCAAGCTGACGCCTGCCGAGGAGGTCCACCACATCCTCCCGCTCTCCAAAGGCGGTAGCAATGAAAAGAGTAATCTGATGGCTCTATGTAAATCCTGTCACTCCCGAATTACTGCTGAAAGTGGTGACCGGTGGGGGTAGTCAAATCTCTAAAACTATTCAAAACGGACAGCGGCGTGGGGCTTCGTGTTGAAAAACGCAGTTTCAAAGGGTTGAATAGCCCAAGTTAAAAAGGAGTGTGATGAATATGGCGAAAGACGGCACCTGTAGAGGCGGTGCCAGAGTCGGTGCTGGCGCCAAAAAGAAGCCTCTCGCCGACAAAATATCCGCCGGTAATCCGGGCGGCAGGAAGCTGACGGTGATGGAGTTCACTGACGCGCCTGCGCTTGAAGGTTGTGAAATGCCGGAACCGAACAAGATGCTGTCGGCAGAGCAAAAGGACGGTACGACGCTTGCCGCCGCTGAAATATATAAAAACACATGGACATGGCTCAATGCACGAGGCTGCGCTGCACTCGTTTCTCCCCAGCTACTGGAACGTTACGCTATGAGCGTGGCGCGCTGGATTCAATGCGAGGAAGCGGTGTCAAGTTTCGGCTTTTTGGCGCGGCATCCTACTACCGGCAACGCTATCCAAAGCCCGTATGTGGCGATGGGACAAAACTACATGAGTCAAACAAACCGCCTGTGGTATGAGATTTTCCAGATCGTGAAGGAAAACTGCACCGGCGAATACAGCGGCTCGAATCCGCAAGATGACGTTATGGAACGGCTTTTGACCGCCCGGAGAGGAAAATAAAATATGACTACTTACAAAACCGCCGAAAGTGTATGCATGGGGCACCCGGATAAGCTGTGCGACCTCATCGCCGACAGCATTCTGGATGCCTGTCTCAGAAAAGATAAATCCGCTCGCGTCGCCTGCGAAGTAATGGCGACCAAGGGAAAAATCATCGTTGCGGGCGAAATCACCTGTGACGGCAAAGTTGATATCCGTTGGGAGGTGCGCGAAGTCCTCCGAAAGGTCGGCTACAATCCGTGGAAGTTTACTGTCTTTGTGTTCGTCCACAAGCAGAGCGCCGACATCAGCGCAGGAGTGACCACTGCGCTCGAAGCCAGAAATGGCAGCGAGGAACGTTATGCTTCCATCGGCGCTGGCGATCAAGGCACCGTTTACGGTTACGCCACCAACGAAACCCGCGAGATGCTGCCGCTCCCTCTGGTGCTGGCGCATCGTATCTGTAAACGCGTAGATACCGTCCGCAAGGATAAAATCGTGAAAGGCATTCTGCCGGACGGCAAGGCGCAGGTCACGGTCGAATACGAGGATGAAAAGCCGAAGCGTGTAAAAACAATCGTGGTTTCCGTTCAGCATGAAGCCAGTAAGACACAGGAGCAGCTTTATTCGGATATCAAGCAGAATGTTCTCTGGCAGTGCTTTGAGGACTTCCCGTTTGATGATGATACTGAAATCTTCGTCAATCCCTCCGGCAGATTTGTTGAGGGCGGTCCCGCTGCTGACACTGGCTTGACTGGTCGAAAGATGATGGTGGACACCTACGGAGGGCTTGCTCTCCACGGCGGAGGAGCGTTCAGTGGCAAAGACCCAACGAAGGTCGACCGCAGCGGCGCTTATATGGCGCGGTACATCGCAAAGAATATCGTCTGGAGCGGCCTCGCGGATAAATGCGGAGTCGCTCTTTCTTATGCCATCGGAAAGGCTGACCCCGTGGCTGTGGACATCGACACATTTGGCACGAGCGCTCTTTCCAACGAGACTCTGCGTGAGATTGTGATGTCCGTGTTCAATCTGCGTCCGGCGGCAATCATCGAAAAGCTGGTCTTGCGTAACGCCATCTACGAGGACACCGCGACTTACGGGCACTTCAATTCCTGCTTGTTCCCGTGGGAGGATACCAGCATGAGGCTATACAACGAACTAAGAAAGGCGGCTGAAGCGTATGCAGATAGAAAAACTGAAAATTGAGCAGCTTATCCCGTCTGACTACAATCCACGTAAAGACCTGAAGCCCGGTGATAATGAATACGATAAGCTAAAGCGCTCCATTGAACAATTCGGATACGTCGAGCCGGTCATCTGGAATAAGGCCACCGGACGTGTCGTTGGCGGACATCAGCGTTTGAAGGTGCTCATCGATATGGGCATCACCGAGGTGGAGTGTGTCGTCGTCGAGCTGACGGAGACAAAGGAAAAGGCGCTCAATGTGGCGCTCAATAAAATATCCGGCGATTGGGATAAAGATAAGCTGGCGCTGCTCATTGCTGACTTGCAAGGTTCCGATTTCGATGTTTCGCTAACGGGCTTCGACCCGTCCGAACTGGATGACCTATTCAAAAGCAGCATCAAAGATGGTCTGCACGATGACAATTTTGATGTTGATGAGGAGCTCAAGCAGCCGCCGGTAACTAAGCTCGGCGACCTCTGGACACTCGGTCGGCATCGGCTGGTCTGCGGAGACAGCACCAAAGCAGAAACCTTCGCCGTCCTTTTGGATGACCGCAAAGCTAATCTGGTCATCACAGACCCGCCTTATAATGTAAACTACGAAGGCAGCGCCGGAAAAATCAAGAACGACAACATGGCAAACGATGCTTTTTACAATTTTCTGCTGGCAGCTTTCCAGAACACCGAGGCGGTTATGGCGGATGACGCCAGCATATACGTTTTCCATTCCGACACCGAAGGGCTGAATTTTAGAAGAGCCTTTTCGGATGCCGGTTTTTATTTGTCCGGTTGCTGTATCTGGAAAAAGCAATCGCTGGTGCTGGGGCGTTCTCCGTATCAGTGGCAGCACGAGCCTGTGCTCTACGGCTGGAAGAAAAGCGGCAAGCATCAGTGGTACAGTGGGCGCAAGGAAACGACCATCTGGGAGTTCGACAAACCAAAAAAGAATGGCGACCACCCGACAATGAAGCCTATCCCGCTGCTGGCTTATCCTATTATGAACAGCAGCATGACAAATACGCTGGTACTCGATCCCTTCGGTGGATCAGGCTCCACGCTCATGGCCTGTGAACAGGCCGACCGCTCCTGCGCCACCATTGAGCTTGACGAGAAGTTCTGCGATGTTATCGTGAAGCGGTATATAGAGCAGGTCGGTGCGGCGGAGAAGGTATTCGTCCAGCGTGACGGACTGACCTACTCCTACGCTGAAGTGGCTGTAAAATCGGACTGAATCACACAAGCGCCGCCGCTTCTATTTGGTACATTTACATCGCGGAATTGTCTTGCTATTTACAGGCTTTAGAGTGATATATGTACGTACAAAAGCCGAAGCATCGGCTCAAAGAAAGGCGGCAGACACTATGAAAAACAAGGATTTTGAACTCAGGTACAACCTGACCGGCAGCGACCGCAAGCGGCTCGTAACAGCGATTGCGGAGATTTTGAACAGCCCTGCAAAGTACAAAGGCGCTCCTTCCTTCACCTATGAGGTGGACTACTTCACCATCGACAAGAATGGCACGATCAGCTTCGACGACCGCGCTGACAGCGAGGAAATCGAAAAGCTCATCGAGAGGCTGCACGAGCAGGGCTTTGAAGCGGAAACGCGCTTCGAGGATTTGAGAATGACCGAGGCAGAAGAACTGGGGCTTGGCAGACAGCACCGCGACCCGGTTGGCGAAGATGGCATGCAAGCAAGCGACGTACCGGACGAGAGCATCGGGCTGGTGATTGAGATGCCCCGCTCCTCCTTTACCGACACTGCGCTCGAAAATCTCAAGCGGTTGGTGGAAAGCAAGAAAAGCCTCATAAGCAAGGCTCTCGGATGTCAAGACATCGACATTGACATTGTTGATGAGAAGGTACGGTTCCCGTGGTTTGAGGACGGCACCGACCCAGACGCGGTCAAGGCATACACACTTTTTATCACAGCGCTTTGCGAGATGGCAAAGACTCAAAAGCGCGTTACCGCAAAGGAAAAAGATACGGACAATGACAAGTATGCATTTCGCTGCTTCCTGCTCCGTTTGGGCTTCATTGGTGATGAGTACAAGGCGGCGCGAAAGATACTGCTCCGCAACCTTTCTGGAAGCGGCGCATTCAAGAGCGGAAACCCGAAGGTGCAGGAACTGGTCGAGTGCATCAATGCAGACGCCGGTCTCTATGATGACGTGATGAGCCTGCAGGACAAGGAGGTGTCTGACGATGAGGTTTCCAAGTAAGGAGCTGGTAGAGAGCCTCCGCAAGCGTTACCCGGTTGGGTGCCGTGTGGAGCTTGTCCGAATGGACGACCCGCAAGCACCACCAGTTGGCACCAAAGGCACCGTGCGCGGCGTGGACGACATCGGCTCGGTCATGGTGGCATGGGACAATGGCTGCGGCCTGTCCGTGGCTTACGGTGAGGACGCCTGCAAGGTGGTGAACGTCGATGAGTGAAACGGTCAAGAAGCAGATTCTCGCCATCCGCGACACTGGGCTGACGAATATGTTAGATATCCGCACGGTGCAGCACATCGCCAACGACAGGAGCTTCTACGAGCTGGTGGTGTATCTGGAGGAGCATCGACGCGAATACGCGCATTTCATTCTCACCGGCGAAGCGTAAACTACACAATTCCGGCGGCGAAATTCGCTGTAAAGATCGTATAGTTTATGCCGGTATATATCGCATAATTGCCTTGCTATAGAATTTGCCTTGGCTGTCTTTTTCCTGCCCATATATTCATAATAACAAACCGCAAAATACATATATTAGTTGTAATTAGCATTGGTAAGAGCATATAATTATGTTATAATGAATCACAGGCAGACTTATCAGGCTGTCAAGGGGGTAAAAT